TGGCTCATGATGATTTTGGCTTCAGACAAGTTCCAGCGAGCACTCGATCCCTACAGGGACTTGGTGGCGAATCCCCTTTATACTGCAACAATGGAAGAGAGGCTGCGAGCGCTGGCACTAAAGGGCATGGACGTTATCCAAACTCGGCTGGAGTCCAAAGAAGTCAGTGATCTTCTGGTGCTGAAAGCTACTGAGATTGGGATCAAGGGCTTGGGACTTGGCCAGCCAAAGGATGACGCAGAGAAGCCTGTAGGGAACGTGGAAAGTCTGGCTGAACGACTGGTAAACGCCCTCAATCATCAGAGAAGCAATATTCATGTCGCTGATGGGCGCGGTAGCGCCCATGTTACAATTGAGGCTGAAATTGTAGAGGCACGCAATGGCGGTTAAACTCACCGCAGATCTGATGGAGGCGTTCTCTACTGCCTTTCTCAGTCAACGGTTCGATGACGCTAAGCCCACCCCAGAGTTCCACCGCGAGGGCTGGGAGTTGTACACAAGCGATGCTTTGCAGGCAGGGATTATAGCCCCACGGGGACACGCAAAGAGCACAGCCTTCACCCATGTGTTCATACTCGCCACTGCTCTTTTCCGTGTAGAGGACTATATTGTACTGATCTCTACGAATGAGGAGCTGGCGATTGAGCACTTAGGGGACATTTCCAGAGAACTCACTGACAACGAAGATTTAATCAATGAGTTCCAGATCAAGGGCATGGCAACGAACTCCAAGACTGAGATTATTGTTGAAATGCAAGATGGGTATCAGTTCCGTATCCTTGCAAGAGGCAGTGGGCAGAAGATGCGCGGTCGGAAATGGCATGGGAAGCGGCCCGGACTGATAGTCTGCGATGACCTGGAAGATGATGAACAAGTGGAGAACAAAGAGCGCAGGGATAAATTCCGCCGGTGGGTATTCCGGGCAGTGAAGCCCGCATTGAGGCATGGGGGGAAGCTGCGGATTCATGGAACTGTGCTGCATGAGGACTCCCTACTGGCGAGATTTGTCAAAGACCCCGAATGGAAGATGCTGTTCTACAGAGCGCACAAGTCTTTTGATGATTTCAGCGAGATTCTTTGGCCAGAGCAATTTTCTGAGGCAGACCTTCGAGCGATTCGCCAGGGGTTCATCGAGCAGTTCGACAGCTCCGGGTATAGCCAAGAGTATCTGAATGACCCGTTTGACAACGACTCTTCGTACCTGCGCAAGGAAGATTTCTTGGAAATGGGGAAGGAGGACTGGAACACACCAGTGAAAATCTGTGTCGGGGTTGACTTCGCGATTTCCAAGAAGGACAAGGCCAATAGGACTTCGATGACTGTTGCCGGGCAGACAGGTGATAACATACTCCACTTCATTGACCAGCGTGTGGGACGGTGGGATACCCCGGAGATCATGAACATGATGTTTGCGCTCCAGGAGATGCATGACCCTCACACATTCTTTGTGGAGGATGGAATGATCTGGAAAGCCATCTGGCCAATGTTTGAGAAGGAAATGCAGCAACGGGGAGTGTATCTGAATATCGTGGCCGTTTCCCCCATGAAGGACAAGGCGACGAAGGGCAGGGCATACCAGCGGCGTATGCGCAATGGAGGCTGCAAGTTCGACAAGCGCGCAGAGTGGTACGCAGGATTTGAAGCCGAGAATCTGAAGTTTACTGGCTATAGTGATGCGGTGCTGGATGACCAGTTCGACTCCGCTGCTATTGTCTGCCGGGGATTCGACAGTATGCCACTGATGGAAGCTGAGGATTTTATGGATGAAGATGAACTGTATGCAAGAGGACAGGGGCCTGAAAAAGGGCGTGGAAGAAGTGAAGTAACGGGATATTGATAGAGGCAGAGGGAGTAGTGATGGGCGAAGAACTCAGCAGGAGCAGGGAAAGCGGGAGAGTGACGGCGAAGCTGAAAATGGAGTCGCTTGTGCAGTCTCCGAATATTGCCAAGTTGCTGCCAGAGGAGACTCTGCGGGACTTGGGGCGGCAAGTGGTAGCGGGGTATAAGCTGGATTGTGACTCCAGAGCTGATTGGGAGCAACGAACAAAGGCTGCGATTGAGCTGGCGCTGCAGGTGGTGGAACAAAAGAGTTTCCCCTGGGCTGGGTGCGCTAATGTGAAGTTCCCCTTGCTGACCATTGCCGCATTGCAGTTCCTTGCGCGAATCAGCCTCATGACCAAGGGGAAGCGACTGGTGAGGGTGGAGCCAGTTGGCCCAGACCCCAAAGGCACTAAGGCAGCCCAGGCCAAGCGCATCTCCCGGCATATGTCCATGCAGTTGACCGATGAAGATGTGAACTGGCGGAATATGGATGAGCAGGCGAAGTTGGCTGCATCTATCATCGGCAGTAGTTTCAAGAAGTCCTACTATGATGCTGTGCGAGGGGTGAATATTTCCGAGCATGTCACTGCGGCGAACTTTGTTGTGGATTACTTCTGCAAGGACATTGACACGGCGCGCAGGGCCACGCACCTCATCCCCATGAGTGAGAACGATCTGCATGAAAGGTATCGCAGAGGGATTTTCCTGCGGCTGGAGGATATAACTCCAGAGCAGCTCCTGGAAACGAACCTCCTGCGAGAGTCTGCTGATGACATTGAGGGTATCCATCGGTCTGTGGTGGAGCCCAGCGGAATGCACGATGTGCTGGAGCAGCATTGCTGGCTGGACTTGGACGGTGATGGGTATGAGGAGCCGTATGTTGTCAGTGTACACGCCACGAGTGGGCAAGTGCTGCGAGTCGTTGCCCGGTACACGGACACAGGTGATGTGCACAGGGTGAATGATCTGGAGGTTGCAAAGCTGGAGCAAGCGAGCTTTCGCACCCAAGATATGTTCGAGAAGAGTAAGCTGGAGAAGGCAGCACACAAACTCCAGCAGGCCGCAGACAACCACATCGTAAGAATTGACCCGACACTGTACTTTACACGGTACTTGTTCATCCCAAGCCCTGATGGTGGGGTGTATGGATTGGGCTTGGGTTCACTGCTGGGGCCGATGAATGAGAGTGTGAACACACTGGTGAACCAACTGTTGGATGCCGGGACGATGGCAGTAACAGCTGGTGGCTTCTTGGGCAGGGGTGTGAAGCTCAAAGGAGGGCAGACTACGTTTGACCCCTTCGAATGGAAGCCGGTAGACTCCAGTGGCAATGACCTGCGCCAAAACATCTTCCCGTTGCCCGTGCGGGAGCCGTCAGCGGTGCTCTTCCAGCTTCTGGGGATGCTTGTGCAGTATAGTGAGAAGCTCTCTGGGGCCACAGATATCATGACAGGGGTATCACCGGGGCAGAACACTCCTGCTGAGACCTCCCGCAATACCGTGGAGCAGGGTATGATGCTGTTTAGCGGGATTTACAGCCGGATGCACCGGAGTTTCACATCAGAAATCAGAAAGTTGTATGAATTGAACCGGATTTACCTGCCGGCTTCTGGGAGGTTTTTCGAACTGACCGAGAGTGAAAATGCCTTGTTGGCCCCAGATGACTACAACGCGAATAAGTTTAGGATTTACCCAGCGGCAGGGGCAGAGGCAGTGAGCCAAACGCAGCAACGAGCAAAGGCTGCAATGTTGTTGCAATTGGCTGACACACACCCAGGATTCGACAAGTATCAGGTTATGGTGAACTTCCTGGAGGTGCATGACTTTGAGAATGTGGATGGGGTGTATCCTGATCCCAATGGGCCAAAGGCAGTGCCTGCACCAGTCAATCCGAAGGTGGAGCTGGAGAAAGCAAAGCAGGCACTTGAGGTGCAGAAACATCAAGATGAGATGCAGTTGGCAATTGCCGAGATGCAAGGGGCATTGAAACTCAATGAAGCCAAAATCGCAGAGTTGCAAGCAAAGGCAACGAAGGAGTTGTCGGAGGCGCAGGGAGTTGCCACAGGGCACCAGATAGCATTGATTGAAGCGCAGATTGGAGCTGAGAAGGCACATCATGATTCGATAGTTAAGGCTCTGGGGATTCTGCAGAAGCATGTGGAGATGCAGCAAAAGGCGGCAGAGCAGCAGGCAGGAAAGCCGCAGCAACAAGAAGCACCAACAACCGCGGCACCAGCAGCAGCCGCTTAACTAGCCGATGGAGTTATATCCTATGCAACTGAATGACCAAGACAGATATGAATGGACGCACCATTCAGTAACTCAAGAGTTCATGAAGAAACTCCAGGACAGTTTGGAAGAGGCGAAGGATGCCTGGGCTGCGGAGCAATTCGTAGCATCAACCCCAGAACTCTCCATGCAGTACAATGCAACTGCGCTCGGTGGCGTGAGGGTACTGAAGGAGTTACTGGATCAATTTGAGACAATGAAGTTATTTCAAGGAGGAAGTGGAGAATGAAAACAAATGCGAATTATGCGGAACTGCTCGGGGCGAAGGTATCGGGCACAGAAAGGCCAGTGGCCTACACTCCAGGATGGCGGGCAGCGAAAGGCCCTGCGGAAGGCAATACGTCAGGCTTCAGCGCGACTGGCCACCGTGTGCTTCTCCTTGGCCCACAGGCAGAAGAGGTTACAGCAAGTGGCCTTATCCTGTCGAGAAAAACTGTCGATGAGAATAAAGCGACTGCGGTTCTGGCAAGGGTAGTAGAAATTGGGCCTGATGCCTGGAGTGATAAGAGTACGGACTTTGCCCAGGTGGGAGACGTAGTGCTCATTGGGCAGTATGTTGGAAAGTTCCACAAGAGTGAATTGGATGGCCTGGAATATCGCTTTGTGAGTGATTTGGATATAATCTCCAGAGTGAATTGGCCAAAGGAACTGACTGGGCTGTAGCAAGGGGTTTCTCACGCGAATTACGACAGAGTAATCCCCACAAGAAACCCAAATTATACTGAATAAGAGGATACAATCATGCCAGGTGAACAAAATGTAGCAGGTACAGCCAGTGCGCCAGATGCGGCAAGCATTGAAGCGGAACTGGAGGGCCTTATTAAACAGAAGGAACTGGGAGAGGGGGAAGAAGGAGGCGGTGACACCATCGCTAGTGCCACTGACCCTGCTGAAGCGGCCGAAATTGCCGAAGCCTCTCGCAAAGGCTGGGTGCCCAAGGACAAGTACAAAGGCGACCCCAACAGTTGGGTAGATGCAAAGACCTTCAATGAGCGTGGGGAACGGTTTGTTAAGACTCTGCAAGCAGACATTACAGCCCTAAAGGCCCAGCTCGCTTCTTTTGAAGGCACAAAAGCAGCGTTTATCAAGTTTCATGAAGAAGCCCTTGCTGCGAAGGATGCAGAGATTAAGGCCACCATCGCTGCAATGCGTGTGCAACGCTCGCAGGCAGTTCGAGAAGGGGATGATGAGCTTGCAATACAGCTGGAAGACCGAATTGATGCCCTCAAGGCGCAGCAGCAGGAAGCTAAGGCGATCCCAGCGACTGCCCCTGTGGCCCCTGGGGCCCCCACGCCTAGTCCTGTCCTCACTGAATGGATTGCAGATGGAAATCAGTGGTTTGAAGATGAGCCAACTCTGCGCGCCTATGCTATTGCACTTGGCGATGACATGGTAAAAAATGGCGAAACAGCTAAAGGTCGCAAATTTTTAGACATGATTTCAGCGAGAATGGCTGAGGAGTTTCCCAGGCGCTTCGCCGCAAAGGCAGCCCCCAATCCTCACACAGTTGAAGGCGCTGCAAACACCTCCAGCTCAAGCAATGGTAAGACAGAGCGTGACCTGCCCCTTGCAGACCTGAAATTGATGAAGCAATTTGTCAAAGAAGGCTGGATGACCAAGGAGAAGTTTCTCCAAAGTTACTGGGCACGAAACAAGTAAGCCGCGCAAGCGCAAGCGCAAGCAATAGCCACCGCAGGCAGCGCCTGCATTCACATAATACAAGCAGGAGATTCACATGGCAGAAGTAACAGGGACAGTGCAAAGGGGAGTAGGAGTAGAAAATGCCGCAACGCGGGATGCAAAGCGTGTGCAGGCTGCCCGTGAGCGTGCTGGAAACTTTGGTGGCCCTCAACTCAAACTCGCAGTTAATGGCTCGGTGGCAGGTCATCACCTGTTCTGGGTCAATGACGACGAAGGTTCACTGGAGACTCACTTGTACCAGGGATTCAGCTTTGTGGAGCCTGGTGAAGTTGGCATGGCATCCCTGGGAATTGTGGCCGACAGCGATCTTTCTAATCGGCTGAGCCGTTATGTGGGCAAACGTGCCGACGGCAGTCCAATGCGAGCATATTTGCTGAAATGCCCAGACGATATCTGGGAACTCCAGGAGACCTCCAGGCACAAGCAAGCAGATGCATGGGAGGCTGATATTCTCCGTGGGCATAAAGCTCCTGGAATGGGGCGCTATACTCCGAAGGGCACCAGTACCTCTATCAATCCCCACTATGAGCAGCAGGTTGGCGACGACCAGTAAGCTCTATCAATCACACTTCAGGAGATTCTTAAATGGCAAATGTAAACAGTCCTCGTGGTTTTGTCCCAGTCCGTTACCTCAATGGGGCGGCGTGGAATGGCGCTGCGAATATGTACTATATTCCGGCCACTGACAGTACGTATCAGTACAACGTAGGTGATCCTGTTAAATCCGCAGCGGGGGCCGACGCAAATGGTATCCCACAGGTGACGAAGGCCCTCGGCAATGACATTGTTCGCGGTGTTATTGTCGGAGTGCTGGCATCGACTCCGAATGGCCAAAGTCTGGTGGGCACTACCTTAGACTTGGCTACGCAAAACATTCCATTTGCAAAAACTCACGACTATTATGTGCTGGTAGCCGATGACCCCGCCATCGTGTATGAGCTCCAGGATGATGGGCTGAACGTACTCACCGCCACCAGTGCCAACAAGAACGCCAGCTTTAATGGGGTGAATCCTACAGCGCCTCAGCAGAACTCTGCAACTGTACTGAACACTGCCAGCGTAGCTACTACCAGTACGCTGAACCTGAAACTACTTGGCCTGGCCCAGAAGCCTAACAACGCCTTTGGCGCATATGCTGTCTGGAATGTTGTGTTTAACATACATGAGCTGCGTGGAGCTACTGCTGGCGTGTAATCGCCTCTTAGCTCGCTCCTGCTCTTAATTCGTTAAAAGGAAATCAAAATGGCTGGAATTATCAATACGGGTAGCTACCCAAAGGCCCTCTGGGAAGGTGTAAAAGCCTGGTGGGACAGTGCCGCTGCTGGCACACCCCAATACGCTCCGTTGCTGTTCAAGAAGGAGACCAGTACCAAGAACTATGAAGAGTATGTGCAATCTGTCGGCCTCGGTCTGGCGACTGTTAAGCCAGAAGGCACTCCAATCTCCTTCGACGGGATGCAGCAAGGCTTTGTGGTTCGCGGCACTAACGTGGCCTTTGGCCTGGGCATTATCGTCACTTATGAGGAACTGCAGGATAACCTCTATGTGAAGCTGACCAAAGGTCGTGTGGAGGCCCTGCGCCGTGCGTTTGCAGAAACCAAAAACATCAACGCGACCAATATCTTCAATCGTGCGTTCAATGCCAATTACAAGGGAGGCGATGGTGTGAGCTTGCTGAACACTGCTCACCCGAACTTTTCCTCTGGCACTTGGGCTAACAAGCTGCCGGTGGACTCGCAATTATCGCAGGCGGCCATCGAGGACATGCTGATTCTCATGATGCAGGCCAAGAATGACCGTGGGTATATTGAGCCACTGATGGGGGATAAACTGGTTGTTCATCCGAATAACTACTTCAACGCTGAACGCATCCTTGGCACTCCGAAGCAAGTCGGCAGCAATAACAACGACATTAACCCCATCAACACTCAAGGGCTGTTGCGCGGTGGTATTGTCAGCAACCCGTACCTTACCAGTACTGGCCCGTGGTTCATTACCACTAATGCAGCAGAAGGCCTGATCCATCAGGAACGTGAAGCTCTCAGCATCTGGGAAGATAACGATGCTGACACCCGCAACTTCAAGGTTGGCGCGTATGAACGCTACACGTTCATCTGGGTCAATCCTCGCGGCCTGTATGGTAGCAATGCTGTCTAACCAGTTTGGATGACTTGATGCAATTATTTGCGCGGATTACTCCCTTGTAATCCGCGCAAATTTCACCTTGAGGACTGACCTATGCAATCACTGACCACCCGAAGCCCTAATGGCCTGACCAATGCAGCTCCTTGGCAGGCCCTTGGCAATTTTGGCGCTCCTGATCCTACTTGGGCGCAGCTGTACGCCACTGATTTTATCACCTACACAGCGGCTGACTGGGCAATTACTCTTGTCGGCTCCACTCCCACGAATGTGCCTATTTCGGCTGATGGGGGGGCGCTGCTCACCACAACTAGCACAGGTGCAACGGACTCCTCCTTCCTGCAGCTTGCGACGGCTTCCTTTAAGCTCACCAGCGGCAAACGTACATTCTTCAAATTTGCTGGCGCGCTCTCTGACGCTACTGCTTCTACGTTCATTGCCGGCTTGCAAAACCCTGACCCTACTCCTCTTGATGCTACTGATGGCATTTGGTTCTCGAAAGCAGCGGCGCAAACGGGCTTTGTACTAAAGTCAGTTGTGAGCGGAGCTACCACTAGCGTGGCTCTTCCAGCTTCCTGCGCAGCAGCTAACGGTGTGCAATTCGAACTGGGTTTTGAAGTAGGCCCACTGGGGAATATCTTCGCGTTCTTCAATCCATCGACTGGCGCAAATACTATTACTTCCGGCCAGTTTCGCGGCCCTGTAGCCTCTATCATGGCCTCTCCCCTCACCACAGCCCTTCTCACCCCCTCCTTTGGGCTGCAGAATGGTGCGGCAGCAGCTAAAACTCTCACTACCGACTACATTGTCGCAGCACGCGAGCGCTAACAGTCATGGCTAATGCTACCTCAATTCAACTGATGCTTGACGGGCCACGTAATGCTGTCGTTAAGCTCGAAGGGGTGCTGGATACTTCTGACGTAGCACAAACTGTTGTAGTAGACCCGGCAACTCTTTGTGGCATAGATAACACTCTTGCCATGAAAGCTGCTGGCTTTACCATCGACCGAATTGTGTATAACGTGGAGGATACTCTAGCAGTGACACTGTTCTGGGACGCTACTACTCCAGTAAGTATTGAAGAACTTACTGGTCGTGGGCACATGGAGTATAGGCGCACCGGGGGATTACCCTCCAACGCAGGCGCAGGGGGGACTGGGAAAATCCTGATGTCTACTCAAGGATGGACATCAGGGGCAATCCTTTCTTACTCTGTAGTACTGGAACTTCGCAAGACGCAATCGTAGCAAACTGGAGGCCCTATGGCGGCAAAACTGAAGCGCAAAACCCCGGCGAAAGCTACTGCGGCAACTCCATCCGGGAAAACTGTCGTAGCATCCATGCAGGCTATGGCAAAGCAGATGAACGCCAAGGTGGCTTCCAGCTTCAAAAGCTCCTCTGGGGCCAAGGGTAAGTAATGGCTACCAGCGGCACTTACAGTTTCACAATGACCAGGGATGACATCATCGCAGGGGCTTTGCGGCTTGTTGGAGCGTATGACCCCAGCGAAAGCATCCCTCAAGAGGACATTACAACTTGTGCGGTGGCCCTAAACCTACTGGTGAAGGACTTGGCACGGAATGAACTTCCACTGTGGTGCGTGGTGGATGTGCCAGTGCCGCTGCTCACTGGAGTCGCGGCGTATGACCTCTCCGCAGCCAGTGGGACTACCCTCCCCTTGAGGGTTCTGGACTGCTACATACGGGACGCCGTAGGGAATGACACCCAGCTTACTGTCAACTCCCGGTATGACTACGACAGGTTGGGAAATAAGCTCCAACCAGGCGTGCCTAACCAGGTCTACTACGACCCGCAACTCGGCGCTGGGATGTTGTATGTGTATAATGTCCCCGCTGATGATACATACACTTTGCACGTAGTGATTCAGCGGCAACTTCAAGACTTCAATCTTGCTACTGACACTCCTGACTTCCCGCAGGAGGCTTTCCGACTGCTCAAGTGGTGTCTGGCAGATGAGGTAGCGCTGGAATATCAGACCCCAGTAGGCATGAGGCAGGAGATTGCTGCACGGGCCTCACATCTGCGGGAGAACTACGCGGCATCGTTGCAAGAGCAGGTGGCAGTACGGTTTACTCCTGGTATGAGGGTTCGCTGAGAATGATCGAGTTTATGCTCATCGCTGCCCCTAGGAGCGGCACAACGTGGGCAGCAAATTGGCTTACAACTGACACAACTCTGTGCCTACATGACCCATTGTTCACGTATCACTACAGAGATTTAGATTCCCTTGTCAGCAAGAAGCACTTGGGAGTCTCCTGTACTGGGCTATACAATTTTCCGGCGTGGGTAAACGCCCATCCAGCAAAGAAGGTAATTCTTCACCGATCGCCTATTGAAGTAAATTCTTCACTGGAACGACTGGGACTTCCTGCACTGCCATTAGCCAGTTTCAACGCTTTGGCCAAACTCGATGGCTTTCACTGTGATTGGCAGGAACTGTTTGAAAATCCTGATCGTAT